AAGCCTTTCTGCGAATAAAGTTTATCATTTTTTTAAACGAGAAAAGCACCACACAAACAGAGAGCTCACCGATGAAGACAAAATGCTTCACGTTGGCATAGACTTCAATATCGGTGGGTGTTGTGTACTAATTTGTTTGATTGAAAACAACAATCCTATCGTTGTTGATGAATTTGTTTGCGTAGATACTAGGGATTTTTGCCTCAGACTAAGCAAGTATGCGCAAAAAGGGCGAAAAATTACTTGCTATCCTGACGCATCTGGTAAAAGCGGAACGACTAACGCAACTGGTTCAGATATTGATATAATAAGATCGAATGGTTATGCTGTGGACTGTCCGAAAGCAAATCCGTTAATCCGAGATAGAGTTAACGCAGTAAATGGGCTATTGAGCCATGATCGTTTGCTTATAAACACAGACAAATGCCCGAATTTAACTGACGCGATAGAGTCGCAAGGATATGTGAAGGGCGCACCAGAAAAGTTTAGTGAACATCCTGCAATAGATGACTGGGTCGATGCTGTAGGTTACTTCTTACACCGCAAGTGGTCACTGGGTAGACCTATCGTGGTAACAGACATGGGTATGGCGCGATGACTATTGACTCAAAAAACAAAAAGTACACAGAAAATATCGAAAAGTGGAATCTCATAAATGATATTTGCGATTCAAAAAATCTTGATAAATACATTTTAGAATTAGATCGGCTTGATACTTCTGTTGAAAACATCGAAAGAAATAAAACTTTCAAAAAGCGTGCTGTATTTTCTGCTGTAGCAGGTTACACAAGCAGAGGCTTAATCGGTAAGGCTTTCGCCAAAACTCCGTCTATTACTGTTCCTGATGAATTATCTTATGTAAATTATGACGTAGATGGCGCAGGGGCTTCTATTTACCAGCAATCGCAAGATGTGGTGCGTGATGTATTGCGTATTGGTCGAAGTGGTTTATTAATTGATTTCCCAACCACTGAAGGTGAAGTTTCTCGCGCAGACATAAATAGTCAAAATATATTTGCCACGATCACACGATTTGATGCCAGACAGATTATAAATTGGCAATTGAAAAGGGTAGGTTCAAAGCTACAACCTGTTCTCATCACATTACAAAGCAGTGTTAATGAGTCAATGGACGGTTACGAATACCAATCTGTTGAAATAATTATAGAGCTCTGTCTTACTGATGGCGTTTACGAACAAAAAGAATGGCGATTAAATGACAAAAAAGAATGGACACTTCATTTAAAGACAACCCCGAAAGATGGTTCTGGTGCTTCACTCGACTATATTCCCTTTGTTTTCGTGGGTTCTGAATGTAATACGTCTCATGTAGACCACCCACCAATGTATGATCTTGCCAAAATTAACGTAGGGCATCTTAACAATTCTGCAATCTATGAAGATTCTGTTTTTACAGTTGGTCAAGTTCAACCGTGGATGTCGGGTCTTAATCAAGAAACAATTGATTTGATGAAAGATAATAATATGCGGATTGGTTCTGGCAGATTAATCGGTGTACCGAGCGGTGAGGTTTTTGATTTTGCACAAGCAAGCCCAAATATGCTGGCTCGTGAAGCAATGAACGACAAAATTACCATGATGATTGGGCTAGGTGCTATGTATATGCAGACAGGCTCAGTTGCGAAAACTGCATCACAGGTTGATGGTGAGTTAATGGCACAGCATTCGGTTCTCTCCCTGATAGCACACAACGTCTCCGAAGCGTATTCCGTAGCCCTGAAAATGGCAGGGCAATTCATGGGTGTCAGCGGAGAGGCTGAATATCAGTACACAATAAGCCAAGATTTCATTGAACCAGAAACAACACCGCAGATGTTGACAGCTATGGTTGCTTCATTTTTACAAGGTGTCTTACCGATTAGTGATTTGTACGAATGGAAGAAAAAACATGGTTTGGTGAATAACGAAAAGTCACTAGAAGATTATCAAGACGAGATTGGTATGCAAGAAAGTATGCCAGACCTCGAGGATGACTGATGGCGCAAGCTCCAGAAGAGTTGATAAATATAGCGACTCGACATCAAGTTTATTTAGAAAGGCTTAAAACTGGTGAAGCTAATAAAGCTGATAAGTTTTTAAAAGACCTTAATACGACTATCACTGGTAGATTGGCAGGGCGTGATCTTACAACTTTTAGCCGAGATAGACTTAATCAACTATTATTTTCGGTTCGCTCGGACTTAAATATCTTAGCTGATGAGTTCACTTCTGAGGTTTCTGCACAAGCGGTAGATTTGGCTGATTACGAATCTGGATTCGAGCGGAAGTCCTTGGGTCAAGTTATACAGGCTGACTTCAATATTCCAACAGCCGCCGCCCTTGAGTTTGCTGTGTTTAATAACCCATTGACTATGGTTGGTGCCGATAATGGCAAATTGCTCCAGCCATTTATAAAAGATATGTCAAAGAAAACGCTAGATAGAGTTGCAGGTGCAATCTCGGCAGGGTATTACGAAGGTCAGACAACAAATCAAATTTTGCAAAATATCCGAGGTACGAGAGCGCAAAAATATACCAACGGCATACTCTATCAGGTAAACAACACCGCAAAGACCATCACACGCACAGCCTTACAACACGCCGCCGTTCAAGCAAGAGAACAAGTTTGGCAAGATAATTCTGACATAATAAAAGGCGTTCAGTGGGTAAGCACATTAGACAGTCGTACATCGGCAACGTGCAGAAGTCTTGATGGCACAGTATATCCAGTTGATAAAGGACCAAGACCACCTATCCACCCGAATTGTAGAAGCACGATGGCTCCAGTGCTCGACAGGAGGTTCAAGTCTTTACAAGAAGGGGCAACGCGATCAGCAAGAGGAGAATCTGGTGTAACCTCGGTACCTGCTGACCAAACGTATTATGGTTGGTTGAAAAAACAACCAGCAGATTTTCAAAACAATGCGATAGGCAAAACAAAAGGCGCGTTGTTGCGGCGCGGAGGTTTATCTTCAGAAAAGTTTGCTGAATTGCAGTTGGGTAAAAACTTTAAACCAATGACTTTGCAACAAATGAAAGAATTAGAGCCAACGGCATTCGCAAAGGCGAATCTCACATAGCATTGACATTAATTTTTTGCAAGTTACAATTACCGAATCATAAGCAGGGCTTAATAATCACAGGGTGATAAAATGATAAACTTTACGGTAGAAACTTTAGAAGGTATAGACGAAACTTTGCAGGGCTTATACGAGCCAACCGATACAGGGTATCAGTTAAAAGTAGATGGTATACCTAAGCCAGTGAATGAAGACTTAACTGGTTTGAAAAATAAAGTTGAAGAGTTGTTAGCCGAAAAAAAGGCGGCATCAAAAAAGGCAAAAGAAGCGGCAGAAGAAGCGGAGATTGCTAGACTTGAGGCGGCAAAAAAGGGTAATGACACAGAAGCATTAGATAAAAGTTGGCAAGAAAAGTATTCGACACGCGAAAAAGAGTTAAACGAAGAACTGGCAAAAATGTCTAGCACTATCGTTAATCTAACAAGCGGTCAAACTGCACTGAAGATAGCCCAAGAAATAGCTGTACAGGGTTCATCTGATGTATTGTTGCCACATTTACAAATGCGATTGAAGGCAGATTTTAGAGACGGTCAACCTGTAACGGTTGTTCTGGACAAAGACGGGAAGCCATCAGCGATGACGATTGATGAGCTTAAAGCAGAATTCCAAAATAGCGTGGCATTTGCTCCGCTTATAGTTGGGACAAAAGCCAACGGCGCAGGGCGTACAGGTGGCAATGAGACTAGTGGGGCTAGTATCAATGAGGTGGTTCGTGAAGATTTTAATAAAATGAACCAATCGCAACGAAAACAATTCGTCCAAAGCGGCGGTAAAGTTAAAGATGACTAAAAGGTAAATCTCATGGCTAATGTTCTAACTGACTTAGCGGCAGACATCTACAAAGCGGCAGACATCGTTGGTCGTGAACTTGTAGGCGTTATTCCGTCAGCAACAATCAACTCAGACGCTACAGAAAGAGCGGCGCAGGGCGATACAATTCGTTCGTTCGCAACTCGTTCGCAAGCTGTCACAACAGTAACACCGTCAATGACTATCCCAGAAGGCGTTGACCAAACAGTAGATAGCAAAGTAATGACGCTATCGCAAACTGCTTCGGTCAAGATTCCTTGGACAGGCGAAGACATCAAGCACGTCAACAATGGCTCTGGTTTCGAAACCATCTACGGTGATCAAATCAAGCAAGCAATGAGAGCAATCTCAAATCAAATTGAAAGCGAAGTAGCCGCTGACGTTGCTAAGTATGCATCACGTGCACACGGCACAGCAGGTACAGCACCTTTCGGTAGTAACTTTAATGACGTTGCACACTTGCGACAAATTCTTGCTGACAATGGCGCACCTGTTAACGATGGTCAATCTACTATCGTAATGAACAGCCACGCTGGTACAAGACTCCGTCAGTTGGCTTCATTAACATCTGCTAACCAAGCTGGTAACGATGAGTTACTACGACAAGGCACTTTGCTTGATCTTCAGGGAATGATGATTAAAGAGTCTGCAGGTATTGCAAGCGTAACAAAGGGGACTGGTTCAAGTGCAACTACTGATGATGCAGGTTACGCGATTGGCGCAACTACTCTCACATTGGCTTCTGCAGGTACTGGTACTATTGTTGTCGGTGACGTCATTACTTTTGCTGGCGACACTAACAAGTACGTTGTTACTAGTGGGGACGCTGACGTATCTGGTGGCGGCACTATTGAAATAGGCGCGCCGGGTCTTCGTGTAGCAATAGGTGCTTCAGCTACTGCAATCACTGTACTTGATGGTGGAGCAAGAAATGTTGCTTTCCATAAAGCCGCAGTTGAAGTTGGTATGCGAGCAATGGCACAGCCTAATGGTGGTGATGCCGCAACTGATAGACTCACAGTTCAAGACGATGTGTCTGGAATGGTCTTCGAGGTTGCCGCATATAAGGGCTATAACAAAGCAATGTTTGATGTTGCTTGTTTGTACGGATACAAAGTTTGGAAGCCAGACTTTGCCGCTGTCCTATTAGGTGAGTAATACTTAGGGGGAGGGCAACCTCCCCTTTTCCTACCGAGGTTATCATGGCAAAAGACCCACGATTAACTCGTCTAGGTTTGGATAAATACAACCAAGCCAAACGAACTCCAAAACACCCAACCAAAAGTCATGTTGTTGTTGCCAAAGAAGGTGATAAAACAAAGACAATACGATTTGGTCAACAAGGTGTATCTGGTTCACCGAAAAGAGAAAACGAATCAAAAGCGAATGCCGCCAGAAGGGCATCGTTCAAAGCGCGTCATGCTAAAAACATTGCGAAAGGCAAAATGTCTGCCGCATATTGGTCAGATAAAGTTAAATGGTAGGAGATTATTATGTATAACAAAGGCAAAAAGAAACGCAAGCCGAGAGGTAAGTAATGGCTAAAAGTCCATATGATAAGCCCAGCCTACGCGAAAAACTTAAGAACAAGGTAATGCGCGGTACAAAAGGTGGGTCAGCAGGTCAATGGAGTGCTAGAAAAGCTCAATTATTGGCTAAAGAGTACGAAAAAGCAGGCGGCGGTTACACTACAGGAAAAACTAAAGCGGCGAAAAGTCTTACAAAGTGGACGAAGCAAGATTGGGGCACAGGATCAGGCAAAAATTCTACGCAAGGAAAAAAGGCAACAGGTGAAAGGTATTTACCGAGAAAGGCAAGAGAAGCATTAAGCCCACAAGAGTTAGGTGCAACGAACAGAAAGAAAAGAGAAGATTTAGCAAAAGGCAAAAAGGTATCAAGCCAGCCGAAAAAAATTGCTAAGAAAACATCAAGGAAAAGATAATGGCAACTCTCATAGTCGAAACTGGCGCAATAGTCACAAATGCCAATACCTATGTCACTGCGGCTGAATATATAGCTTATGCAAGTGATTTAGGTATAACTGTAGATGATACTGATACTTATCGAGTTCAATTAATATCAGCGGCACAATATATTGCGACTAAAGAGTCTCAACTTATGGGTGACATGGTGCAAAGATACCAACCACTATCGTATCCGCGAAATGGGCTTACCGATATACAAAATTTTTCTTGGCAAAGTGACGAAATACCAACATTGGTCAAACAATGTCAAATGTCTCTTGCTTTAGATATTAATGCTGGTGAAGATTTGTACAATCTCAGTCAATCTGGTTCAGTAGGTGTCAAAAAAGAAGTGGTAGTTGGCGCGGTAGAAGTTGAATACGCATTAACTGACAGTCAAAGGATTGCAAGAAGATCCAGAAGTCAGGCATTGTTGGCGGCTTTGATGACAAATAACGGAGCGACTATACCTCTGGTGATGGGCTAATGAGTGCAACTTTTTACAACAGCATGGCGGCAACTGCTTCTAAACTTTTAACGAAGTTTGGTGCTGTCGGTACAATTAAACGCACCACAGGAGGCTCTATAAACCCTGTCACAGGCGATGTTGTTGCAGGGAGCACGGTTACATACAGTCCAAAAATAATCGTTCAGAAGTACGCTAACGAGCTTGTGGATGGTACTCGTATTTTATCCAGTGATAGGTTAATAATTTTAGACAAAACCGTACAGCCATTAACAACAGACAAAATCACTATAGAAAGTGAAGATTGGTCAATTGTTTCAGTAACAGAGTCAAAGCCGGCAGGTATTGCTTTGGTTTATTTTGTGCAGGCAAGAAGATAATGGCGAAGGTAGATATATCAGCATGGGCAAAAAAAACAGGATCGACGCTTGATCAAGCAACTCGCGCCATTCAAATAGAATTATTTAGTGGCGTAATAAGAGATACCAGAGTCGATACAGGTCGTATGCGAGGAAATTGGCAAGCCAGTACAATGACACCTATACGAACAGAGACTAAACGAGAAGATAAGTCGGGTAGCGCAACAATAACAGATATGATTTCTGAAGTAGGCGTTGGCACAATCACTTATCTTACGAATAATTTGCCGTATGTTGGTATCTACGAGCAAAAAGACGGCATGGTGGCTAAAAACATGGCAAGAATTGAAACGATAGTGCGGAAAGAGACGCGATGAGTATAAAAATAGATCAAGCGTTTCTTCAATCTTACATTGATGGCAATTTTGGGCTATCTATAAGCCATGAAAATATGCCTTATACACCAGTATCGGGTACTGAATATGCTGAACTTATCAATTTACCAAATCCAATAGATGCACTGACGCTTGCTGACATGAATGAAACGTCAGGTATCTTCAGAATTATTTTGCGTTATCCTGTAGAAACAGGAGCGATTGCCGCTAAAACAAAAGCTGAGGCAATAATGGCGCATTACCCAATTGGGAGTACCGTTGCATATTCTTCGCAATCTGCGACAATACGCTCAGTAAACCGCCAAGCTGGTATCGTTGAACAGTCTTGGTATACCATCGTAGTTTCGATAACATATTTAGCATTTATAACGAGGTGATTTATGCCTAACGCAGTCCAAACTCTAGCCGAGACTACGATAAGTATTTCGGCAAGTCTTCCAACTCAATTTGATGATGATGCCACTAATGGCTATCCATCAGTCACTTACACCGCTATCGGTCAGGTAACTGATTGGACAGCAGGTGGACAAGCATTTGTGGTTGTTACTTCTAACCCAATCGCGCAACGCTCAACCGATAAGTACAAAGGCACATTTAATAATCAGGCTGATAGCATTACTATCAACCGAGATGATGATGATGCTGGGCAAATTATCGTACTCGCGGCTCTGTCTTCAGATAATGATTATGCCATCAGGGTAACTTACCGAGATGCAACTGATGATTATTTTACAGGCAAGGTTGTTTCTTTTGATACTGTCGCTGGGGGCGCAGATGCTATAGTTCAGAGGACTATACAACTTGAGCGCACGAGGCCGACAGTCACTACTACATAAGGTGACTAAAAATGGATTTAGCGCAATTTGATCTGAAAGAAGCCGCAAACTCTGGCATCGCTGTTGATTTGCACCACCCAGTAACAGGGGAAATTTTAGAGACTGAAGATGGCAAGACTTTGACCATAAAAGTTCTTGGCAAAGATTCAACAAAATGGACTCAGTGTGCAAAAAGACTTGAAGCCAAAAATGCTAACAAGTACAGGAACGGTAAAGTACCAACGGCAGAAGTAGAACGCTCATTAAGAGAGATTCTTGCTGAATGTACAGTTTCATGGTCTGGCATTGTTTATAACGAAGAGACGTTGAAATGTAACAAGGACAACGCTTTGATGATTTACGATAAAAGATCATGGATCGCCGAGCAAGTGTTAGAAGCGGCGGCAGATAGGGCTAATTATGTTTTTTAATCAGCCAGCTACTTGAAGATTATGTAAGGTATTGGGCTTGGCTCACTACCACAGCAAAAGGCGCAACGAAGGCAAGAATTGAGTCGAACCCTGACCCAATGATGCCAGAAATTGCGCCTTTTTCTTACATTATAGATTTGCTTGTCGAAATGGGTGTATCAGGGTTAACGTGGCAAGAAATTAGTAGTTGGTGTAATTTGACAGGTATAACCCTAACAATGTGGGAGTCTACAACGATAAAAAAACTATCAGCGATTTATGACTCTTGCGCACAAAGATATAACAATGCTGTAGTAAGTGCGCCGTATAGATCAATAGAGCATGAAGCAACAGAAGATGACCAGATTAAACTCGCTCTAAGAAATAGTAATTTGAGGTAAAAGCATGGTTGATGTAGCAACTTTAGAAATAAGAGCCGACAGCCGAAGTGTAAGAACTGCAAGCAAAGACCTTGGCGGTATGCAAAAAAGTGCAGGACTCGCTACTGGTGCTTTGAGAGCTTTTGCTCCTGTTGTTGCGGCGGCTTTCAGTGCAAAAGCGTTATCTGGACTAGCGAAACAAGCCAATGAGTTCAGTGCCGCTATGGGTGAAGTAAATACTTTGCTCAGTGATAACACCGATATGCCAAGACTTACTCAAGAAGCTAAAAATTTAGCGGCTCAGTTCGGCGGTTCACCTACTCAACAAGCACAATCTTTTTATCAAGCAATATCGGCAGGTGCTAGTAGCGCAGAAGAAGCAACATCTTTGCTCACAGCGGCAAACAAACTAGCAATAGGCGGTGTCACTGATGTTACGACTGCTGTGGATGGTCTTACCAGTATTACAAATGCTTACGGCATAGAAATGGGAAATGCTTCTTCAGTATCGGACGCATTTTTTGTAGCAATGAAAGCAGGTAAAACCACAGTAGGAGAGTTATCTGGCAGTATCGGTAAAGTAGCCGCCACAGCATCTACGGCAGGTTTGTCTTTTCAAGAAACATTAGGTGCTATATCTGCTCTAACCACTCAAGGTATTGCAACAACAGAAGCAGTGACAGGATTAAAAGCAACGCTGACCAATATTTTAAAACCGAGCAAAGAAGCTAGTGATGCCGCAGAACAATTAGGCATTGATTTTAGTCTTGCAGGTTTACAGTCAAAAGGTCTAGCAGGATTTTTAGACGAATTAGTAACTGCAACTGGTGGCAGTGAAGAAAAAATGCTAAAGCTGTTCGGAAGCACTGAAGCATTGAATACTATTTTCGCACTAACAGGCGGTGCGGCAGAAACATTTGATAGCATACTGAATGATATGGCTAATTCTGCTGGAGAAACGGACAAAGCCTTCTCAAAAATAAGTGGGACGATGTCACAAAAATTAGATGTTTTAAAAGGAAAATTCGCTGTAACAGGTATTGAGCTCGGTAACTTCATTGTGACAGCCAGTGAGCCCTTTGTAGATGCTTTGAATAATAACTTTGATGATTATATACAATATTTTAAAAACCTCGGCAAAGCCACCTCTGAAGCTCTGAGCGGCATAATAAAAATATGGGCACCTTGGGCGAAAAAGGTTTCCGAGATAGTTTCTGGATTGTTTAGTTTTATAGTTAAAATATTTTCGCCAATCGTTAAATTTTTCAGCGACATGATAAGCTCATTGATAAAGATATTTGTTACATTTTTTCAAAAGGTTATTAAAGGAACAGAAGAAGCGGGTCGTAAAATAATCGACTCGTTCAGGAGTGCGTTTACATCTGTTCAACAATTTATAGAAAGCACAACTGTTAAAATATCTTCGTTTTATGACACTCTAAAAACTAGAATAGCAAGCCTTTATCAAGACTCTGAGACAACTGAAAGGCGATTAGCTGAAATCGATTCACGAAGGACTAGGTCATTAGAGGCAGTTACAAAAAAATATGATGAGCAAAGAGAATCTACCGTAAAATTAAGTGATCAAACATTAATAACTGAGACTGTTTTTGATAAGTTGGGTGATACAGTCGATGTTGTGGTTGAAGCATTTACAGATATGGACGAAGAAACAACATCTGTAGATAACGCACAACTTGCTCTTGATTCTACCTTGACAAACTTAGGTCAAAATACATTGCCTAGCGTAAAAAATGCTACAAATAGTTTTACCACATCAACAAAACAATCAACTGATGCCGCCGAATTGCAAAAAAACATGATAGAAAATCTTCAGCGTTCTTTTGGTGATTTAATTTTTGAAACTTTAGATAAAGGAAAAATAAATTTTAAATCGTTCTTTGATACTGTGGAAGAAGGATTTAAAAGATTTATAGCCGAATTAGCTTCACAAAAAATAATGAACGCAATATTCGGAGACGGTGGATTGAATGGTTTTATGAGTACACTAACCAGTGGCTTTAGTAATGTCATAAGCACAATTGGTGGAGGAATTAAAAGCACGATAAGCAGTATGATTGGCGGCGGCGTAGGCGGTTCAGTTGGAGCTTCCACAGTAGGTTCTACAGCAGGTTCTACGCTAGGAACGGCAGGCGCAGGTGCGGCAGGCGCGGGTGCAGGTGCAGGATTTACAGGTGGCTTGAAAGCGATTGGCACAAAATTATCAGGTGCTGGAACAAAACTTCTAACATTCGCAACTAATCCAATTACATTAGCGGCTATCGCTACTGCAATATTGGCTAATAAGTTAGATTCTGGCGGCACTCCCACATCATCAGCAGGTTTTGTATTAAGAAAATCCAGCGGTATTAAAGATGAAAATTTGGTTTCTTTATCCGAGTTTGATTCTGGTTTCGCTCCAGTTGGATTTAAACAAAACGCCACTGATATGGAGTCTAACGCCGCAACTGATTCTTTCCGAGCATTAGATACTGTATTGACTGATCTTGCGAAATCAGCAGGTTTAGATGTGAATCTTAATGCTAACGATTTTGGTGGGTATAATGTCGAAGGTCGAGGAAATGGTACGTTCTTTGGCACTGCCTCAGAAGATGGGAAAGAAGGAACTTCTATTGATAAGCAATTAGATAGGTACGCTTCTCAATGGATCAAAGCGGTTGGTGGCAAAAATAATATATCTGCGGAAGTGTTATCTCAAGTAATGGGCGATGGAACAGCAGAAGGAATAATTGGCAGAGCCGCAGGTAATCTAAACGAATTAATGCCAGAAAAGGCAAAGCAACAAATGGAATCGCTTTCAATGAGTAATACTGACTCAGCAACGCAAGCATTATTCAATTTTATGAATGGCGTTAAAGATGATGATGAGATTGCAGGACCATTCAAGGTTGACGGTTCACTGGCTAGAGGTATGCAAAGAGTTCCGTTTGATGGGTACATTGCAGAATTACATGAAGGCGAAAGAGTGCAAACTGCTTCACAAGTAAAAATGGCAGACGCAATGTCTAACGAAATGCTCGGACTGAGACAAAACTTAAACGAATTAATGCTAGTCGTTGCCAAATCGGTTGCAAAAACAGCGCGAATCGAAGATCGTTGGGACAAGAACGGACTGCCAGCAACAAGGACTTAAAATGAAAGTTATTCAAAGATTAGTAATTAATGATTCGTTGCTAACGACAAGCAATGTGCCAGAGAATGATACGACAGAGTGGACATTAGCAGGTCATTTTGCAATTAATGATACTTGTATGGTGACATTTGCCGCCAGCACTGGAACTACAACTTTTGCAATTACTGTGGCTGATACTGGTTCTGGCAACAAATATAATGTTAATGGCACACCACAGCTTTTATTAAACCTGACTGAAGGCAGTACATATCGTTTCGATCAATCTGATTCAACGAATGCAGGACACCCATTACGTTTTTCAACAACCTCTGACGGTACGCATGGTGGTGGTTCAGAGTATACGACAGGCGTAACAGTA